GCTGGACCGAGCTGGCCGTGGTCCGCACCGACGCCGACGAAGCGACGGCCAAGGCGTTCGCTCTGGCCGACAACCGGACCAGCGAGCTGGGCACCTACGACGAGCAGGCGCTACTGGACCTGCTCACCGAGGTCAACGAAGCCGACCCCACCCTGCTCGCCGCCGCCTCGTTCGCCGCCACCGACCTCGACGACCTGCTGGCCCGCCTGACGCCCCCACCGTCGCCGCTGTTGGACCCCGACCACGTCCCGCCCGCACCCCCGGCCTTCACGACCAAGGGCGACGTGTGGCGCCTGGGGCCGCACCGCCTGCTCTGCGGTGACGCCACCGTCACCACCGACGTGGAGCGGGTGATGGGCGACCGCCTGGCCGACCTGGTGTGGACCGACCCGCCCTACGGCGTGGACTACATCGGCAAGACCGCCGACGCCCTGACCATCGACAACGACGCCCTCGACGCCGACCAGACCAAGGCGCTGCTGAGCGCCGCCTTCCTGGCGACCCTGGCCTGCTGCCACCCCGGCGCCGTCTGGTTCGTGACGGCGCCCCTAGGTCCGGCCATGCGTTGCTTCGTTGAGGCGCTCGACGACCTGGGGATCTGGCGCCAGACCCTGGCGTGGGTGAAGAACTCCCTGGTGATGGGCCACAGCGACTACCACTACCGCCACGAAGCGCTGTTCTTCGGCTGGGCACCGGGCGGCCCGCACCACCCGGTGCCGGACCGCACCCAGGATTCGGTCTGGGAGTTCGCCCGGCCCGCCGCCTCCAAGGACCACCCAACGATGAAGCCCGTCGCGCTCGTCGAGCGGGCCGTGGCCAACCACACGAAGCCCGGCGCCGTCGTGCTCGACCCTTTCGCCGGGTCGGGCACCACCCTGATCGCCGCCCACCAGACCGGCCGCACCGCCCGGCTCATCGAGCTCGACCCCCGCTACTGCGACGTGATCGCTCGTCGCTGGCAGGAGGCGACCGGCTTCGAGCCGATCCACGAGGCCACCGGTGCGGCGCACGACTTCACCAAGGGCACGCCGTGATCGCCGACAACCTGCTGCCGCTGGCCACCCAGCTGGACGACCTGCACCAGCTACCGGGCAACCCGAGACGGGGCGACGTCGACGCCGTGGCCCGCAGCCTCGAACGCTTCGGCCAGCTCAAGCCCATCGTGGCCCGCCTCGACGGCACGATCATCGCGGGCAACCACACCTTCCTGGCAGCACGACAGCTGGGCTGGACCGAGCTGGCCGTGGTCCGCACCGACGCCGACGAAGCGACGGCCAAGGCGTTCGCTCTGGCCGACAACCGGACCAGCGAGCTGGGCACCTACGACGAGCAGGCGCTACTCGACCTACTCACCGAGGTCAACGCCGCCGACCCCACGCTGCTCGCCGCCGCCTCGTTCGCCGCCACCGACCTCGACGACCTGCTGGCCCGCCTGACACCCCCACCGACCGACGGCGACAACACCCCGGCCACCGCCCCCGCCATCACCGCCCTGGGCGACATGTGGCGCCTCGGCCCGCACCGGCTGATGTGCGGCGACTCGGCCGACGCGACGGTCCTCGACCGGGCGGTGGGCGGCGCCCGTATCGGATGCCTCCTGACGGACCCGCCCTACGGCATGAACCTGGACACCGACTGGTCGGGCATCGGTGGATCGTCGAAGGCGATCCTGCGGGGCACCCCCGGCGGCAACTACCGGCCCGTCCTCCACGACGACCGGCCCTATGACGCCTCGATTCTGCGCGCCTATGCCGCCGACGTGCGCGAGCAGTTCTGGTTCGGGGCCGACTACTACCGGCGCACCCTCACCGCCGACGACCTCGACGGATCGTGGCTGGTGTGGGACAAGCGCACCGAGTCAAGCGACCCCGGCTTCGGCTCGGGCTTCGAGCTGATCTGGTCGGCCCAGCGCCACAAGCGGGACCTGCTGCGCTGCTACTGGTTCGGGGCGTTCGGCGGGGCCGAGGCCGCCCACCGGATGCACCCCACCCAGAAGCCGACCCGCCTCCTGGCCGAGATCCTGACCCGCTGGGCGCCCGACGCCTGCACCGTGCTCGACCCCTACGCCGGGTCCGGCTCGACCCTGATAGCGGCGCACCAGACCGGCCGCACGGCCCGCCTCGTCGAGCTGGACCCCCGCTACGTCGACGTTATCGCCCGGCGGTGGCAGGAGGCCACGGGCGTCGAGCCCGTCAACGAGGCCACCGGGGTACCGCACGATTTCACGGCGCCTGGTTAGCCTCGGCGACGTGCCCCGCCACAAGTCGCCACCCCCCGAGGACCTCCCTGAAACCGACCCATGGGAACGGATGACGGGCGAGCCGACCCGCGAGCACGGCATCTTCCGCCTCTACCGCGACACCCCCGCCCCCCGCCGGGACCTCGCCAAGATCGCCGAGCAGGTGGACCTGAGCTACCGCCGGGTGCGGGAGCTGGCCGACAAGTGGGCGTGGCGGGAGCGGGCCGAGGCGTGGGACGACACGTGCCACCGGGTCGAGGACCAGGAACGCCTGGAGGCCATCCGCTCGATGCACGAAATCCACCGCAAGGCGGGCCGGGCGGCGGTGATGAAGGCGGCGCAGGCGTTGTCGGCCATGGACGCCGACCACATGCCCGCCACCGCCGTCGCCCGGTTGCTGGAGCTGGGCGCCAAGCTGGAGCGGTCCACGCTGATCGTGTCGGTCGAGGAGCTTCAGGGCCTCGACGTCGAGCCCGACGAGGCCGAGGACCCGTGGGATCGGATCGCCCGTGAACTCGACCCCAGCGGCACCTGATCGACGTCTATCAGCGGCGCCCCGCTGGGGCACCAAGCGCAACCCGGCGCGCCCGTCCCGTGGCCCCCTGGACCGCCAGGTGGCCCGCCTACTGGGCTGGGAGCTGTTCCCGTGGCAGGAACACGCCGCCGACGTGGCGGGCGAATACGACCCCGTCACGAAGCTGCCCGCCCACCGGTCGGTCGGTGTCGCCGTGGCCCGCCAGAACGGCAAGACCACGCTGATGCTGGCCCGCATCGCCCGCCAGCTGATCCCGCCTAACCAGACGGTCGCCTACACCGCCCAGGACCGTGCGCTCGCCAGGACGAAATGGGCCGAGCACGTCGAGCTGCTCATGGCGACCCCGTTCCGCGACCGGGTGGCCCGCATCGACCGGTCGAATCACCGCGAGGTCCTCGTCATGGACAACGGCTCGCGCTACATGCCGGTCACCCCCACCGGCAAGAAGGCCGCCCGGTCGTTGTCGCTCGACCTGGCGGTGGTCGACGAGGCCCACGCCCACGAGACGATGGCCGTCGTGTCGGGCATCCAGCCCGCCATGGCCGCCAAGCCGCACGCCCAGATCTGGCTCCTCAGCAACGCCGGGAACAGCCGGTCGGGGTTGTGGCGCCACTTCACCGACGTTGGCCGCCTGCCGAGGCCGACGCCGACGTATTCGACCGGGCGGCGTGGGCGGCGGCCAACCCGTCGATGGGGTATCCCGGCGGGGTCATCGAGGCGGCCCTATCCGACGGCGCCCTGACCATGGACCGGGCCACGTTCCTGCGGGAGCACCTGAACGTTTGGGCCGACGCCGACGCCGCCACGGGCATCGACGCCGTCACGTGGGCGGCGTGCCGCCGGGACGACCTGATGCCCGGGACCCAGGTCGCCCTGGGGCTCGATTTCACGCCCGAACGGGACCGAGGGGCGTTGGTCGTCGCCGGGACCGTCGAAATCCCCGGAGAAGGGCACGTGGTGGCTCTGGAGGTCATCGAGGCGGGGTCCGACCTGGAGCGGATCGTCACCCGGGCCGGGGAAGTGGCCGCCACGTGGGAGGCCCCCATCGTGATCGACCGGGGCAACCCGGCGGCGTCGGCCATCCCGGCGCTGGAGCGGGCCACCCGGCGCTTCGACGGGTCCCACGCCGTGCGGCTGATCAGCCTCAGCGACATGGTCCGGGCGTGCGGCGATTTCCACGATGCCGCCACCCGTGCCCAGCTGTCCCACCGGGGCGACTACCGGCTGGGCGACGCCGTGGTCGGGGCCACCAAGCGGCCCGTCGGCGAGGCGTGGGCCTGGAAGCGCCGGGCGTCGGCCGACATCAGCCCGCTGGTGGCCGCCACGCTGGCCCGCTGGGGCGTGGTGGCGGCCCCCGAGGTCGTCGTCCCGGCCGTCTACTGACCGGTAATGAACAGGTAGTCGGTCACGGCGGCGATCTCGGCGGCGTTGGTCGCCCGCTCGGCGGGGCGGTCGGCGCTGGCCTTGGCCGCCGCCAGCGCCGACTTGAACTCGGCCGAGCCGATCCGCTCGCCAGTCGGGTCGAAGATCCCGTAGAAGTTCGCCCGAGCCGTGCACCGCACGGTCTTGATGGTGGCGCCCGTGGCGACCCCGTCGACCTCGACGGCGTACACGTAGCTTTCGGCGGTGCGGCGGGCCTTGACGGTGGGGGCGGGGGTTGCGTTCATGTACCAAGTATCGGCCCGTATTAACCGGGGCAACATAGGCCATCCGACCCTTCCCGAAAACGACGGCGGCCCCGGGCCGTAGCCCGGGGCCGTGATCGACGTCTATCAGCAGCTGCCGAACATGACCTTGTGGCGCTCGGCGGCGTCACCGGCCCGTGCGGCGGCGTTCAGGGCGTGGGAGCGGGCCACCATGCGGCTGCGCTCCAGGCCCCGGCGGTGGGCCTCGGCCTGGGTGACGTCCTCGCAGGCGTCGCACTCGATGAACAGGACACAGGTCGTGACCTCGTCGGGGTTGAACGGCGCCCCGCAGGCGGTGGTGTTGTGGCGGGCGAGGAAGTGGGTGGTATCGGTGTTGGGCATGTTCCAAGTATCGGCGCGTATTAACCGGGGCAACATAGGTCGTCCGGCCCTTCCCCGAAAACGACGATGGCCCCGGCCGTAGCCGGGGCCTGTCGTGGGGGGGGCGGGGGTGGTGGTCAGCCGACGACCCGCAGGGTCACGTACTTGGAGTAACGCTTGAGGGCGTAGGCCTGGGCCTCCCAAATGTTGGCGGCCTCGATGGTGCGGGTGACCGGGCACTGGTGACGGCTGGTCACGTGGATGGTGAACTTGCGGGTAGCGGGGGCGGCGGGGG